AGTTTGTGGAGTGCCGCCTGTGCGTGTGATAGTGGCTTGATTAACGATTGTCTTATCGTCTAGGGCAAAGGTAATACCAGCGTAAGGAATGTCTGAAGATCCTGAAGCATTGGAAAAGGCGGTAGGCGTTTCAGCGCCAGACTCATAGACAAAGGTGCGGTTCTTAAATACCGCGTTGCCAGCCTTGTCGAAGTAGAAAGCTCCCTGCTCTGTAAATGTTGCAGTCTCAATAGCTGCTAGAGCGGTGCGTGTAGTCGATGGGTCTGCCTGACATAAGGTGTCACCCGTCATAATTGATCTAGCACTGTCAGGCCAGCCAATCGCATCTAGAATTTTGCCTACGCGAGTGCCAGTGTCTTGTCCTGCTGTCGCGCCTGTAACGGTGCTCACATTTGAGTTAAACACCAATCTAAAGGCATCAGAACAAATAAGATCAACATAACCAATTTCTTGGTCTTTAGGATAGGTGTAAAGATATTCTTGAATATATCCCTTAAAGATTGGATAAATTGTTCCTGAATAGTTTGTCTCAATAATAATTGAGCGCAAAGGAACTAGGTTAGGGTAATAAGGACTTGAAACATTCTGAGGATTCCACGCGCCTGTCTCGTCAAGAATACGGACGGTTGCTGTGCCTGATAGGTATTTGTCCTGAAATAAATTCCGTTCTTTACGAGTATCAATCTTAGAAACTTGATTAGATACATCAATAATAACTGTGTCAGGCTCGGCTAGGACTGCAAAATCAAGCTCTGAGGTATCTAAGACAAATGGAGTTCCAAAAGAAGCGCCACCAGTTAGATTGATTTTAACAATAGGGGTTGCTGGTAAGGCCATTAGTACACCGTACTGTAATTAACTGGAGTGCCTGATGCCTGCTGTGAATAGAGCCCTTGAGTAATGGCTGCAACTAAATCACGCTCTGTAGAAACCGAGCCAGCCACATTGACTGTAATGGATGCATTATTCATAGAAGTCTGAGAATATCCAGCAACACCAGATTGTGCTAGACGATCCTGAAGGGCTTGAATGTCTGGCATCGCTTTATCCAATTTCTGTTGGATAATTTCTCTTTGTTGCTCGATTGGGGTATTTCGACCAGTCAATGCTTGAAGTTTTTTAAGTTGATCCATGATGTTATCAAGCATGTTTCTAATAATTGTGCGAAGTTCATCTTCTATGACTTTGGCTAACTTAGATAACTCTGCTGCCATTTGACCTAAAGTACCAGCCCATGCAGTAAATGGATTTTCAATGTTATTAAGACCAACCATCTCGCTACGAATAGCTGCAAGTTTTTGAGCATTAGAAACCATACTGTCTGCAAGGCGAGTAGCAGCACCTAGATTTTCTGCACTGATGGCAGCTTCTAATTCATAGATGTCTTTCTTTAGAGCAATTCTTACTCGATCTTCTTCTGAGAGTTTGCCCTGAGCAGCAGCAGCTAACTGGATAGCTTCTTCATCAAAGACTTTCTTACCTTGAGCAAGTAATTCTGCGGCCTTATCTAAGGCTTCTTGTTTCTTCTTTTCGGTCGCTAGTTTTCTTTGTGTATCTAATTCTTTATTCTTTAGCGCGTTGAGTTCTCTTTGGCGCTTAATTGCTGCTTTCTCCAATGCAGCTAAAGCCTGTTGTTGCTTTTTCTCGCTTAGGCTTTCTGTAGGTTTAGGCTTATCTGGAGCTGTAAAACTGATACCAGCTTGCTTGCCAGCAAAGCCTTCAAAGATATTCTTAGGTAGGTTCTTTAGGTTTCTTAACACGCTAGTCAATCCGCCTACTGCTGTGCCTGTAGATAATGTTACAAAGTTAAATGCCTTTGCTAATGTCTCAATAGCCTTTGCTGCATCGCTGGCTTCTGTGCCGCCACCCACACGGGCTAAGGCATCAACCAAGCCTTCTCCAATAATTTCTGAAGCGTTGCCTGTAGCTATGCTCAAAACTTCCATTTTGTAGGAAGTAGTAGTCAAGTAATCTTCTGCCGCGCCTGCTGATCTATTAAGTATGATACCTAGAATGTCTGAAAATGTTTTAGTTTTTAATTCTGCCTGAGTCAAGCCTGTGTTGTACTTTACTAGACCGCGAGTAATTCCAACATAGCCTTTACCTAAATCTTCTGTGACTGTAGCAAGATCAATGCCAGAAGCTCGGCTGATAGTAATTGCATCGTTGAGAAGTTTCTGAGACTGAGCCAATGAGCCTGTCGTGGTCAATAGGCGCTGAAACGCTGGACGAAGAACATCATCTGCAATAGCAGCAGACTTCTCAAGATTGGCTATGTACTCAGCAATCTGAGGATTAGCAAAGCCAATGCCTAGATTCTCTACTGCTCTGGTCAATCTTAAAGCAGCAGCTTCATCCTCAGCAAAAGCCTTTACTGATGCCTTACTGTAAGCAAGGATTGCGTTAGCTCCAAAAGCAATACCAACTGCACCTGCTAGTTTCTTTACATTGCCAGTTAGTTTTTGTGTTGCTGTTTCGGCTTGCTTAAATGCTTTCTTGCCTGTGAACTCCGCGGCAATGTTAATGGCTACATTGCTCATGCGGCTCTCCTCAAATCTACTATTTCTGTTCTCTTATTGAATTGAGCAGTTGTATTTTCAATAGCCTTAAACACAGAAGCGTTAGCTTTACCCTGAGTCTTAGCCCACGCTCTAAAGATTAAGCGACCCATCATTCGATGGTCTCCCTTTTTATTAGGGCCATAGAGCTGACCAAGATTAGAAATAAACTGATTGCCAGCATAACGATTGACTGATCTAGATACGCCTTTACTTGCGCCACCAGCTTTAGGGCCTACCCAATTTTGACCTTGACCGTTCTTGCGGCCAGCAGTCTCATAGATAGCACCAATCATGCTTTTGTTCTGGATTCTGATTGTATTGACAAAGCCATTGCGATTAGGTTGAGAAGGTGTAGTTTTATAGATAATGCCTCTGCGAATTACGCTTGAGTCATACATAGGAAATCTTGCTTCAGAAAATGCTCGAGGTTGCCATCCACTCATAGGAGATGAAGGCGGCACAAATGAACGAGCTTCTGCAACTACTGGCTTGAGAATCTTGCCAAGTTCTTTAGTTAATTCTTTGGCTAGGTCTGGAGCATAAGTAGCTAAAGCCTTACGAAGTGCGACCGCGCCGACTACTTCTGTTGGCATCTCTGATCTCCTTCGCTTCATCAGTTAGACCCTGTAGCAATGCATTTAGCATTGTTCTGTCTAACTCTAATAAATGTTGTGGCGCGATCCCTAACCTTATGCTTAGCCTAGCAATAAGGTAGGTGAACGGGAGATCGCGCTTTAAGCTAAAGGGTCGGAATCAAGCACCTCGACACTTTTGAGTGTCTCGATAAATTCCATCCCAAACGGCTTAACAGTCTCACCTGACCTGCGTGTAATTTCCCACGACAACCAATAGACATCCGACTGCTTCTCATCCAAACGAAACGCTTGGTGAAAGCCTTTCTTAGCATATTGTTCAAATGCGTACTCCACTGCTGGAGTAATCTCGCCTTCTAATACGCTTCCATCTTGTCGAACTATCTTCAGTCTTGCCATGTTTTGCCCCTTTGTTAGTTGTTTAGAAAGTACCTGTAGTTGCTACTGCCACTGTTGAGTTAGCAGTAAATGTGATTGATTGTACACCGATGTCAGCAACAGATCCGTTGATGTCAGTAGTGTTGTTGATCAACAGAGAAACAGTGTATAGAGGGTTGGTAGCTGAAACTGCTGTTCCCTTTGTCTGTAGGAATACAGCTGTGACTGTTGTTCCCCATGCAGCTTGTAGTGTCTGCAATACGCTTCCTGTTGCTGTGTCATTTAGGAAATCGATAGTTACAGTTGAAGCCTCGAGGCCTTTGACCGCACGGCGACTGGAATCTCCCATAGCTGTGACATCTAGTTCCTCAAATACACGGTTGATAACTACGCTTGTTACATGGTCAGAGAGATCAACAGAATTGATCTTCACGCCCACATTGTTATTTAGAAATATAGCCATGAGATTATTCCTCGTCTTTCTTAGTAGTTGCTGGCTTAGGTGTTGATGGTGCAACCTGTCCGATCTTGATCAGAAAGGCCTCGTTCTCTTTATCCCAATCGGACATGATTATTCCCAACTTGTTAAAATAGATACGGACATCTCGCAGCTGAGTAGTTCCCCACTGGCAACATTGAGAATACTTGGTGCGCTTACGGCGCTTACATTATAGGTTAAACCTGATATAGATAGCTTCTTAAACACGGCACAAACAAAATCTTCTATGCCATTCAAATTGCCTTCGTTATCGAATAAAGCGGTTGTGATAATCAGACGAAAATTAGCCATAGGGCTAATGCCTATGTGCTGGTTATTTGAAGGAACAATGTACTCATCAGAAGGACTGACGATTACGGAATTGGCAAGGATAGTGCTTGGCGGAAAAGCAAAAACTTGATATTTTGTATTATCTACTAAAGCTGTGGCTAAGGTAGTTCTTAGGGTGGTAATTGGAACTGGCATCAGCCCACCATTGAAGTTGGTGCGAGTGCATGAGAAATCAATCCCCGTACTTTCGCCAATAATTGCGCTGACATCCTGTACGGGGATGGCTGGAAATCAACGGCATTAGAACCTGAGAGAGTAGCGGTTCTTGCTTGCCAGATTTCAACAGCGATCATCAAAGCTGCGTTTTGTACTGCTTGATCTAAAGTCCAGTCCACATAAGTATCTGCTGTGACTACGCCAAAAGGTTGTACTGGATGCTCTACTGCTGGAGTGTTGTTGTTACCTGTAATTGCATAAGTAATGTTGTAATCGCCTACACCAGTGAGAGTCTTTGATCCGTTGTGCTTAGATCCGTTGCCACTAATAACTACTGTTTGACCTACATAAAAAACTTTTTCTACTTTGTCTTGAAAGTAAAGTGTGCCTGTAGTTGCTGTGTTGCTATGTGCAATGTTGTATGTTGTGTTAGTCCAGAGCATAGGCAAAAGGACTGCATCGGCGGCATCACAGACAGACTCAAGAACTGCATCTGTGTATAGAGTACCAACACCAAGCGTAGAGCGAAGCTCTGCAACTGTTGTTAATGCCATGACAATCCTTTCTAAAGACTCTCAGGGGTAGAGGGCTACTACCCCTGAGAGCGACTTAGTTGCGAGTAATTACGCTACTGCGAAGCGGCGTACACCCTTGCCGCTTTTCGCGACATAAAGTGCAAGGTAACCGTATAGGTTGATTTCAATTTCGCCTGATGTTAGAACATTTACGCGAAGTTGAGTTGTTGGTGACTCCCATGCATATACAGATGTTGGTGCAACCAAGAAGGCTGAATCATCTGAAATGCCTGAAGCTGAAATGTTGTGATCAACGATGAGGTCAGTTCCAAGAACTCCACCACGAACAGATGTTGCTACTGCATTACCTGATGCGTTGTATGTTGGGCCTTGTGCTGAGTACAATGCGCGACCTGTTGTGTCTGCGTATCCTGCGATTGCAGCCCATTGGTCAGTCGATGCAACTAGCTTGTTAGCAAAGTCTCCGCCTGTACCCTTGTATGCTGCTGCGCCTTCTACTGCAATGAATGACTGTAATCCTGCTGCTGTTGTTGCAACATTTGTTGCTGCTGTTCCAGCTGAGATGAACTTAGCAATAAGAGCTGCATCTGTTGCCTTCTCGTACGCTTTACGGAGTTCTGTCATCATCAATTCCATGAACTGTGGTTGGCTGCGGTCGATGAGCTCAAAACTAACTCGTTGCAAACCTGAGAACTTCTCGACTGTTACTGTGTCGTAAGCAGAAGTCATGCCTGTTTCAGATGGTGCAGCACCTTCGTTAGTGTCTGCAACTGTTGGTGCAACATCTGCTGAAGAAGCGTTTGTGTAAAGGCGTGGAACTGTAAAGCTCATGCCTTCTGCCATTAATGCTGATCGTGTTACTGCTTCAAATGCTGGACGGCCAGTAAATGTGTCAGTAATAAATGTGTTTAGGTGTGGTGCAAGTGTAAGACCAGTGTTTGTTGATGTTGAATCATCTGCTGCGCGTACTGTGCGGCGTGCTTCGTCATCACCAAGTGCTGCCTTGATGTTTGCTTCTAGATATTGTGCTGATGTAATTGGTGCTACGCGCTCACGCACGAATGTAGTTGCTGTTACCACAGGACGAGCAGCTTCAACCGCTGCTGCCTCTACTGGTGCTGCAACTGTCTCTGGAGTATTCTCCACAGCTGTCTCGCTTTCTGTTGGTTGGATTTCTTCTACTGCTTCTGGAGTATCCTCAGCAGCGACATCAATAACTTGAGCAGACTTAAATGCTGGCTCAGTTACTAATGAAACTTCAAATAGGTTGGCGGCAGATACATGCATTACACCAGCCTTCATTTTTGACTTAACTACTTCAACGCCTACAGATAAACCTGATTGCAATCCTTCTTCTGCAAGGATTAAAGCCTCAGTACCTCTGTTGCTACGACTGATCTTGAAACTGGCATAAATGCCGTCATCATCTGTTGTGAAAGATGTTGCCTTACCTAAAGGTTGCTTCATGTCGTGTTGGTTAAGTAGTTTGATTGTTTTAGGATCTTCTGGAAGTGCAATTGCACCCTTCTCAAAGACCACTCGGCCAGCCGATGTATTACCGATCTCGCCTGTACCTGCTGGAACTATTTTGCCTGAGATTGTGCGTTCTTCTACATTGGCAGTTAGTTCAGCAGAGAATGTAAGGATGTTTGTCATTAGATTCCTTCACTTCCGTTTGGTGTTAAATCTTCCATTTCCATAGCCTGTTCAACTGTGATTAGGCCTAGAGATAGCATCTTCTCAAGCACTAGCAGTCTTTCCATTGGATCAGTCTTTAGGAAAGATGAATCGACATCGAAGCGCACAGAATTTCCTCTGGCGGTGATGTCATCCATGCTGAGTCTGTGAGAAATCGCATTTACATAAGGCGCAACGCTGAATGAGAAAAATTGCTTGCGCTCATCTAATACATTTGCATAAGTCATTGAGTTGTTCATCTCTGCTGATAATAGGTAAGCAGGGATGTTGCACAATCTGGCAATTTCGGTACTAAGGAATTGCTGCGCAGAATCGTACATCATGTCTTTAGGTGAAAATGATGATGGAGTGTATTCCAAAGTAGAAGTTAAGTAAGCAGTAGCACGATTTTGTCTAGCGTTTTTCCATGCTGCTAACAATCCTTGAATTTCTTTAGGATCTAAATCTGCACCATTGTTTTTAATAACTCCTGAAGGCATTGGAGTAGATGCTGCAATTACAGCAGCTTTGCGAAGATCAATCGCTGCACGAATTGTCTCTGATCCGCGCTCTAGGATTCCTTCATCAAATGCTTGGAATGTAACGAGTGATCCAATGCCAGACATTGGCACTGCAATAGCATCGATGTAGTACTGAGTAATAGTTGTGCCGTATAGATCAGTTTCAAAAGTTACTTTAACATTTGGAATCCATTGAAAGCGAGATGGTCGGCCATCCTCTGCATAAACTTCTGTAACTTGCCAGTAAGCCACGCCGTACATCAATAAAGAATCTACAGTCCATGCCATAGTTACAGAGCGTGGCTGATTAATTGCTGGTTGATCAACCCAGATAGGATTGCCTAGTTCTTCACCAGTTGAATTGCGATACAAGTTCAATGGAAGATCGGCAACTACAGATGTTAAAAGATTTCTGCATCGAGCAATTGAAGGCACAGACATAGCCTCGTTGCGATTAACGCGAGGCAGGATGTAGTTATAGAGAGAGTTAAGATTCTCTCCCATAATGGTTGGTGCGTATTGCGCCAGAAGCGAATTAGTTTTCTTCGGAGCTTCTGATCTGCTAAAGATACCCATAGACATAAATGATACCATATGTCAAGTATTAGACATACAGGTGTCGGCGTGTCTAAGTGTAAATCTGAGGCTTAGGGACTGGCAACATTAACTTGCTAACTACCATCGCTAAGCCAATAGGTGCAGAGATGTCACCGGCAGACTTGCGTTTGATAATACGCCAAGCCGAGTCATTGACCTTAGCTGCGCAGTTATTCATCTGCTGGATTAACTCTGCCTGACCATTATGAACCACTCGATGATTGACTAAGCCCTCTAATAAGTCACCACAGGCCTTGTAGAACTGTTGACCTGACACATCCTCGACCATTACACCACTCTGACCTAAACGGTCGGCTATCGTCTGCGTAGCGTACTTATCAAAGCATACTAATCGAGGCTTATAGAT